CTACAGTTACTTTAACTGAAAGAATTATTACTCCTGAGGAATTCCAAGTAAATCTTGAATTTTGTAAAAAAACGTTTAAATCGGATTGGGAAGCAGTTCAAATGGGATATTCTGCATTTGACAATTTACCACCAGCTTTTGCTGATTTTATTTTAGCACACGTTGTTGCTAAAGTTGCTGAGAAAATGGAAAACAATATATGGAAAGGTGCTACTGCTACTGCTGGTGAATTTGATGGACTTGTTACTTTAGCTACTGCTGATGCAGCTGTTATTGATGTAGCTTCTCCTGTATCAGGTGGAATTACTGCTGCTAACGTAATTGCTGAACTTGGGAAACTTGTTGACGCTATCCCTGCTGCATTGTACGGAAAAGAAGATTTGTATCTTTATGTTTCACAATCAGTTGCTCGTGATTATGTTCGTGCTCTTGGTGGATTTGGTGCAAGTGGATTAGGTGCTAACGGTACAAACGCACAAGGTACACAATGGTTCAACAATGGTTCATTATCTTTTGATGGTGTTAAAATCTTTGTTGCAAATGGATTGGCTAACGATTATATGATGGCTGCTCAAAAATCTAACTTATATTTTGGAACAGGTTTATTATCTGACCACAATGAAGTTAAATTAATTGACCTTGCTGATATTGATGGTTCAGAAAATGTAAGAGTAATAATGAGATTTACAGCTGCTGTTCAATACGGAGTTGGTTCTGAAATTGTACTTTACACTCCTGCTGCATAATTAGAAACAAATTAAGAAGGGAGTTTAATCGCTCCCTTTTTTATTAACTTTAAAATATATAAACTATGCCTTGCGATATTTCTTTAGGACGTGCCGAACAATGTAAAAATTCAATCGGTGGATTAAGAGCTGCATACTTCATTAATTGGGGTGATGCAACAACGGTAACTTATTCTGCAACTGCAGGACAAGAAGATGTAATAACTGCTTTAGGTGGAACTCCTGTAGGTTATAAATATGAATTAAAAGGAACTTCTACTTTTGAACAAACTGTTACAAGTTCAAGAGAAAATGGAACTACATTTGTAGACCAAAAATTAAGTTTAAGTTTGGCTAAATTAACTATTGCTGACCATAAACAATTGAAATTATTATCTTATGGTAGACCACAAGTTATTATTGAAGATAACAATGGAAACTTCTTTTTAGCTGGTTTAACTAAAGGTATGGACTTAGTAACTGCTACTATTTCAAATGGTGCTGCTATGGCTGATAAAAGTGGATATTCTATGGAATTTCAAGGAATGGAGCCTGTTGCTGCAAATTTTGTAACTGGACCATTGACTACAGGTATTTTAGCTTCTATTGTTGAAGGTACTGTAGCATAATTATTATTTGTTTTTTTTAAGAAAGGTGTACTTTAATTAGTATGCCTTTTTTGTTTTAAAACAATTCCTATTTTAATTTATTAATATAAAAAATATTATATGATAATTTTAAAAGAAACAATAGATATACAAAGAATAACATTTATTCCAAGAGAATTAAGTGCTACTTCAATTGTTTTAAGAAATGAAACTACAAATATTGAAACTACAATATCAACAAATTTCTATTTAGAAAATTATTATTTAATAGCTGAAACTGTTTTTAATTTAAAAGAAAATACATTCTACAATATTACTATTTATAATAATTCAGATATAGTTTATAAAGATAAAGTATTTTGTACAAATCAAATAATAGAAGATTTTACAGTTAATGAGAATCAATACATAGCGAACGTTACAACAAACGAATTTAAAATATATGAGTAATATATCAATTGTAAATTTAAGTGCTTATACAAGTCCTATAATACAAGAAAACAAGAAGAATAACTATATTGAGTATGGTGCAGATAATAATTACTTTCAATATTTAATTGATAGGTATTTATATAGTGCTACAAATGGTGCTATTATTACAGGGGTTGCAAATATGATTTATGGTAAAGGATTAGATGCTTTAGATTCTAATAAAAAGCCAAATGAATATGCACAAATGAAATCTATTATTAAAGATTCAGATTTGCGTAAAATATCTTTAGAACGTAAATTATTAGGAATGGCTGCTATACAGGTAGTAAAAGAAAAGAATTTAGTAAAACAAGTTCTACACTTTCCTATGCAAACTTTACGTGCTGAAAAATGTAATGATAAAGGACAAATTGAAGCTTGGTATTATCATTATGATTGGAGTAAAAAGAAACCAACTGAAGATGTTAAAAGAATTCCTGCTTTTGGTTTTGGTAATGGTAATGAAGTTGAATTATATATTTTACACCCTTATGTAAGTGGTTTTGATTATTATAGCCCAATAGATTATTCGGGTTCTTTACCTTATGCTTTATTAGAAGAAAAAATAGGTGATTATCAAATTAACGATGTTGAAAACGGATTTAGTGGTACAAAAGTAATTAACTTCAATAATGGTATTCCTTCTGAAGAAATGCGTGATAAAATGAAGCGTGATGTAATGGGTAAATTAACAGGTGCAAGGGGCGAAAAAGTTATTATAGCTTTTAATGCTAATGCAGAATCTAAAACTACTGTTGAAGATTTACCATTAAACGATGCACCTGCACACTACGAGTATTTAAGTAAAGAATGTTTTGAAAAACTAATTGTTGGGCATAGAATTACAAACCCAATGTTATTAGGAATAAGGGAAACGGGTAGTGGTTTAAGTAGTAACGCTGATGAAATAGAAACTTCAACATTGATGTTTTTAAATTTAGTTATTAAACCATATCAAAATGAAATAACAACTGCTTTAAATACTATATTAGCTGTTAATGGTATATCTTTAGACTTAAGATTCGTAAGGTTACAACCTTTAGATAACGAACAAATAATAAGTTCATCAAACCCTATTATTGAAGCGGTAAATAGCTTATCACCTTTGGTAGCTAATAAGGTATTAGAATCAATGACTGCAAATGAAATAAGAAGCTTGGTTGGTTTAGCTGCTGAAGCAGGTGGTTCTAATTTAAATCCAAGCGTAGTATCTAATTTATCAAAGCATTTAGATGAAATTGATTTAGAATCTTTTGGAGAAGAAATTGATTTAAATGAATGGGAATTAATTGATGTAAGTATAGTTGATTATGATACAGAAGAGGAATTAGACAAACAAATAGATGCTTTAAACAACCCTAAAAAGTCTACATTAAGCAAGATTTGGAACTTTGTAAGTACAGGAGTTGCTTTTCCTAATGCAAAAAGCGAACAAGATGGTGAGTTATTTAAGTCAAGATACAGATATAGTGGTACTGCAGCATCGAATAGTAGAGAATTTTGCAAGAAAATGTTACGTGCTGACAAATTATATCGTAAAGAAGACATACAAAGAATGAGTTTAAGCGGTGTAAATGCAGGTTGGGGAGCTGAAGGTGCAGATAATTACGATGTATTTTTGTATAAAGGCGGTGGTGCGTGTCACCATTTTTGGACACGTGAAACATACAGAAAAAAAGCTGATGTAAATAACCCTAATGCAGAAGAAATTAGTCCTGCAAAAGCAAGGAAAGAAGGCGAAATATTACCAACTAACAACCCATTAGTATATCAAAAACCAATTAATATGCCTAATCAGGGATTTTTACCTAAATAATTAATAAGAAATGGCACAAGGATTATTTATTTCAACAAACGACATAGTTAAATTCACTGTTTTAAATGGTAATTTAGACCCTGATATTTATACTCAGTATATTTTTCAAGCACAACAATTACATATTCAAAACTATTTAGGAACAAAACTATATAACAAGATTAATGATGGTATTGTAGCTGGTAATTTAGCAAGTCCATATACAACGCTTTTAAGCGTATATATTAAACCAATGGTAATACATTGGGCTATGGTAGAGTTTTTACCTTACGCAGCTTATAAAGTATCAAATAAAGGAGTGTTTAAACATAATTCTGAAAACAGTACTACAGTTGAAAAGAATGAAATAGACTTTTTAATTGAAAAAGAGCGTGATGTTGCACAATCTTATACAAATAGATTTATAGATTATATGAGTTTTAATCAAGTTTTATTTCCTGAATACAATAGTAATTCAAATGCTGATGTATTTCCAGATAAAGATGCAAACTTTACAGGATGGATTTTATAATTATGAGTGTAAAAGAAACATATAAACCAAAAGAAACTAATGTTAAAAAATTAGAAGTCTTTTTAAATAAATTAGAAAAACAAAAAGAGTTATGAGTTTAAATTTTTCACATATAAAAGGCGATACATTTGAAGCAGTTAATTTTGCTGTTGTTAAAAATGCAGTTGCTTTAAGTTTAACAGGGGCTGTTATTAAAATGCAATTGAAAAAAGAATGTAACGGAGTTGCTATTTTAGCATTTACTTCTGTAGCTTCTGCTGGAATAACAATTACAAACGCTGCAGGAGGTTTATTTAAAATTAACCAACAGATTATAAATATAGCTGAATTTAATTATATTTACGATATACAAATAACATTTGCTGATGGAACTGTTAAAACTTGGGTAGAAGGGAATTTTGTTGTTAAATGCGATATAACAAGATAGTATGCCAGATAATGTAAATATAACCGTAAACGAAACTATTGAAAATATAGTTATAAATCCTTCTATTTCTACGGATGTTATAGATGTAAATACATATTCTACTACAGAAAATGTAACTATTGATGTAACGCCAAATCTTACAACTGTTAATATAAACACTATTACAGGAAGTTTAATTACTAAAACTTCAGATTTAATAAACGATGGTGAGGACGGAGTAAATCCTTTTATAACTTTAGAGGATATTCCTGTAAGCGGATTAACTTCTGTAGGTTTATCAATGCCTGTAGCTTTTAACGTTTCAAATAGTCCTTTAACTTCAGATGGTACAATAGCTGTTAGTGCAGCAGGTACTTCATCGCAATATATTCGGGGAGATGGACAATTAGCAACTTTACCAAGCGGCGGTGGTGGTGGTTCTTCTGTTAATTATTATTTAAATGGTAGTATACCCTCAGGAGTTGTGGGTTATCAGCAAATGGATAACGATGCAATAATTGGAGCAGGTACAGATTTTACATTAACAGGTAATGGATTAATATCACAATTTTTAACCGATTTGGGAAATCCAAACAGAACAGAAATACCTGGAGGAGCTTGGAACTTTGAAATGTTTTTTTCAATGTCCTCAAATGGTGGCACACCTGCTTTCTATGTAGAACTGTTAAAATATGATGGTGCAACTTTTACAAGTATTGCATCAAGCTCTGCGGTGCCTGAGAATATTACGGGTGGTACAAGTATAGATTTATATTTAACTTCATTAGCAGTGCCTACAACTCCATTATTAATTACCGATAGACTTGCTATTAGGGTTTATATAGTTAATAATTCAGGGGGTAGAACAGCAACTTTACACACAGAGAATAGTCATTTATGTGAAATTATAACTACATTTTCAGGTGGCGTAACTTCATTAAATGGATTGACTGCAAATACACAATATTTAGCAGTAGGAACAACAGGAACAGATTTTAATATTAATAGCTTAGTTGATACGCATACGTTTAATTTGCCTACAGCATCGGCTACAAATAGAGGTGCATTAAGCACAACAGATTGGACTACATTTAATGGGAAATATACATTACCTTCATTAACAGCAGGCTCAGTTTTATTTTCAGATGGTACAACTATTGCACAAGATAATAGTAACTTCTTTTGGGATAATACGAATAATAGGTTGGGTATTGGAACGAATGCCCCTGCTGTTACTTTCGATGTAACAGGAATAGCAAGAATTACAAATGGAGCAAGATTTAATAATGTTGGAATAGCTTATGGACCTTGGGGGCAAAATCCTTTAGAGATTGGAACAAATGGAAGTCATTTTATAATTCAAGCTACAAATGGCGGTAATACTTCTTTTGGTTCAACTGTTAATTTAGGTGCTAAGGTTGGTATCAAAGCACCTGGAGCATTATCAACTGATATAGCTTTACGAGTTAGGAATAGTGCTGATACGGGGGATTTAATGACTGTTAATGGATTGGGTACATCAGTAACAAAAGGCAGTTCTACAAATGTTTACATAAATTCAAACGATTTAACGACTGCATCAGGTAGGTTTATTGTAATTGATGCAGTGGCTTCAAGTGGACCTTTTGGATATATCATAAGAAGTGGTAGTTCAGAATTTGCAAGATTAGTTTCGTCTACGGCTACTGGTAATGTGATTCTTCAAAATAGTACAAGTAATTATGGGATTGAATTTAATACAGGTGGAGCAAATACAAGAATGTTTATTTCTGGTATTTTGGGAAATATAGGCATAGGAACAATTACTCCTGTAGCATCTGCTAAGGTACAAATAGATTCAACTACTCAAGGTTTCCTTCCTCCAAGAATGACAAACGCACAAAGATTAGCAATAGCTACTCCTGCAATAGGATTGATGGTTTATTGCACAGATACAACAGAAGGTTTATATATTAACAAGTCCACAGGATGGACATTTATAATTTAACAAATGGGATTATTAGTAAGTGCTACGGCAGAAAAAAAGATTTTGATTAAAGGTACAGAAATTGAATTACCAAGCGTTTATGTTCGTTTAGAATATGCTGGTAGAGCAAACGGTGTGACGTTAGAAATAGCAGCTTCAACTTACGCAAGTCACGAGGCTTACAAAGATGGAGCAGGTGCAATTTTTACCGATGTTCAGCAAGGAGGTTTTCAAGTTGAATTGCAAGAAGGTCAAATGCAAGACTTATCAAGTGCTGAATTGTACTCTAAAATGGCTTTCGAGCAAATGGGATATACAGTTGAGTAAAGAGCAATTTGATATAATATTAAATAAATGGATTTCTCGCAAGTTACTTGTTTTTATGGTAGCTTGTGGGGGTTTATTTAGTGGTCAATTAACTTCATCTGATTGGGTTGTTATTGCTACAGCTTACATAGGAATAGAAGGAATTACAACAATAGTAGAAAGATTAAGAAAATGAAACAATACTTTTTAGATTTAAAATTATCATTATTTACAGGCACTTATTTTGTAATATCTTTTACTGATGTAGATGCTGCAATGAAAATATTGGCTTTTATAGCTGCCACAGGATATACTTTAAGACGTTGGTACTTATTAGAAAAAAATAACAAAGATGAAGTTAAATAATGCTGGATATTTACTTATTACAGAATTTGAAGGATATAGTGCAAAGCCTTATTTATGTAGTGCAAAAGTACCAACAATAGGATATGGTAACACATATTATGCTGATGGCAAACGTGTAACTTTATTAGACAAAGAAATAAACAAACAACAAGCGTTTGAAATGTTTAAAGTAATTGCTGATAGATTTGCATCTAAAGTTT